GCGGTCAACGCGCGCTACATCAAGACCGTCGAGAAGATGGAGTCGAATGGCACGCGCGGCAAGAGCGAGGAGTACGTTGCCGCGCATGCGCTGCGCCGTCGCTACTTCGCGCTCGTCGTCGACGATTTGGACAACGTCTACTACGCCTGGGATGACGTGGACGCCCGCGTCATCCAGGCGAAAGAGTTCCGCGACAAGAAGGTCCCGGTCGAGATCCTCGCCAAGCCGAAGGACGGATCCGGCATGGCCGAATACTCCGAACTGGTGCGGCTGTGACGCGCTGCACGCACTGCGGCGGCTACATCCTGGCCGGTGACACCCTCTGCGCGCGCTGCCAGTGGATGGCGTCACTCGGCGCGCTCGTGACGGCGACGTCCTTCGCCTACGGGGAGCGCGCCTTCACACTCGCGCAGTTCTGCGACGCGCTCGACGGTGTCGCCTACGTGCTGAGACACCGCGCCGTCACGGCCGCGAGGCACCGCAAAGAGCTGTTCGAGGAGCAACGGGGCGCGCAGCGCGACGCGCGCGATGCGTTCGCCGACGGCCGCCGCGAGGGCTTGCACGAAGCGCAGGGAGGTGGCTGGTGAGGGTCCTCATCGTGGCCGTCCTGATCTGGCTCGCGTTCGCGGCCTTCGCGTGGTCCATCTGCCATGTCGGCAAGCGGGGACAAGCGTCATGATCGCCACCGCCCCCGGCCTGTTCTTCGGTGAGCTGAATCACGAATATCGCTTCAACGGCGAAGTGATCCCGTCGGTCACGCAGAACCTGGAGTTCAACCGGTATCGGAGCTGGAGGCAAGACCCCAAGACCGGGCTCTGGCAGCACATCACCGAATACGTCCGGCCCGATCACCTTGAGTACGCCCGACAGCGCGGCACCGCCGTCCACCTGGCCACGCACTACGACGACGAGGGCACGCTGGACGACGCGACCGTCAGCACGGCGATCTGGCCCTACGTGCTCGCCTGGCGCGCGTTCAAGCTGGCGCGCAAGGTCGAGATCCTAGAGATGGAGAAGCGGCGCGTGCACAGCCGCTTGAAGTACGCCGGCACGCTCGATCGTATCGCCCTCGTCGATCTCGGCCGGCGCCGCGGCAAGGTCGTACTCGACCTCAAGACGGGCGACCAGACCGGCGTGGAACTGCAGCTCGCCGGCTATCTCGATCTCTATCGCGACGAGACCGGCAACAGCGAAGTGCTCGGCCGGTGGTCTGTCGTGCTCCACCCAGAGCGCCGCATTCCCTACACGGTGCACGAGTTCACCAACCCGCGCGATTTCCGCATCTTCCGTGCCGCCCTGGATGTGACGTGGTCACACGCCGCGATGGGCCACACCTGGAGGTCCCATGAACTTCGAGCCGCCTGAACCAACCTGGGATCCAAACACCTGGGATCCGCCCGAGCCGCCGGCCCCGACGGCGGTGCTCGACCCGCCGGAACCGCCCGACCCGCCGCCACCCGTGGTCAGTGGGGTCGTGGTGGACATGCCATCAGCACTCACGCCGCACGTGCAGACGCGCGAAGAGGAACTCGCGCACCGGGCGGACCGGATCGTCGCTGCCGCGCAAGCGCTGCAGGTCGTGGACGCCAAATCATTCGCGCAAGCGGACGAGGTCATCGCGTCGCTGAAGGCGCAAGCCAAAGCCATCGAAGGGTTCTTCGAGGACGACATCAAACGCGCCCACGCCGCCTGGGATGGGCTGACAAAAAAGCGGAAGTCATATCTCGATCCGATCAAGGCCGCGCTGGAGATCCTTGGGAAGCGCTGGTACGCGTTCAAGACGGCCGAGGAACGGAAAGCCGCCGAGGAACAGGCGCGGCTCGAACGCGAGGCGCAGGAGCGCGAACGCGAGCGGCTGAAGAAGGAAGCCGAGGCCGCCGCCGCGGAGGCCGCGCGACTCGAGGCGGAGGCGATGCGCGCGGACACGCGCGACGCCGCGCTCGAACTCGAAGCGCAGGCCCAGGAGACACAGGCGCAGGCGCAGCAGCTCGCCCTCGACGCCGCGACCGCGCCGGCACCGGTCATCCATCACCAGTCGTCCGCGCTCGCCGAGGCCGGCCCCACGAAGAATCGGGGGGCGGAAAAGTGGACGTTCCGTGTCACCGACAAGATGGCGCTCATTAAGGCCGTCGCGGAGGGGAAGGTGAGCCACGAGGCGCTACTGCCGCACGACGTGTATCTGCGTGCGCGGGCGAAGGCCGACAAAGACACCATCAAGATCCCCGGCGTGCAGTTCTTCGACGAGGGCAGCGTTGGCGCCAAAGGCCGGAGGACGTAAATGGCCGTCGACGAATCCCGGATCACCCCGGACACCCCGTTTATCTACGTCGCCTACGTGAAGCACGGGCGGACCGTGTTCGACCAGACGACCTGTCGCAAGCACTACGACGAGCTGCGCGACCTCGGCCACTTCGACCTCTGGGAGCGCAACCGCGGCAACACGATCCGCGTGCGCCCGATCATCGCCGACGAGTGTGAGACCTGCATCGTCGAGGCGATCCCCGCCAGTCAGTGGGCGGCGATCGAATCGGGAGGCGCCAGGTAGATGCCCGGCAAAGGCAGTGTGGCCTGTCCGAAACCGGTCCGGCTGCACTTCACTAAGCGGCAGCGGAAGCGTGACGAGGACCGCGAGATGCGCGCGACCTACGCCGTCGTCGATCTGCGGGACGGCACGCGCACCTGTCGCTGTTGCGGCCGGCGCTGCGAACTCGGCGGCGGCTGCACGCACGACCATATGCAGCCGCGCTCGACGGCGAAACGCGCTGTGAAGCACACGTCGGCCAACGTGACGCACGTGTGCCGCGATTGCAATGGGCTGCTCAAGAACAAGCGCATCGCCATCATCGGCACCGACGCCAATAAACCGCTCGCGTTCAAGTGGACCGCGCTCGCCTCGCACACGGAGCGCCGGTTCGGGAACGCCAACCAGTCACATGAACATCGGCTTCGCGATGAACGCGGAGACGTAGCACGGAGGACGCCCCCGTATGAACGACGAACAGAGCAACACGATCACTGAGACGAGCGAGCCGCAGAACACCACGGCACCGCCCGCGACCACCGACGCCACGCCGGCCACATCCGATCAGGGTGATGGCGCCACGCAGGAGCAGGCCGCCGAGGTCGGCGCCGGCACCTAGTACTAGAAGACACCACGCGCGCTGCTGAACGCCGGGCGAGCGAGGCGTGACTTTGCCGGTGGGAGAGAAACCGGCTCGATTGAGATTCGCGCGGCGGCCAGTAATCGGCGGAAGCCCCTGCACGCTGGTCAGTGGGGGGTCGATGAAGCGAGTTCGTGATCAGCGACGTGAGCCCGGTTCGAGGTAGTGGCGGCCAACTAGACAGTAAGACGCGCGGCGACGGCGCGTGCTCACGGCAGTCGCACCTAACTCATAAGGACGACACACACGTTGGCGAAGAAGCGGAAGAAAAAAGGGAAGCCGCCGGCGTTCCAACTCTACGCCAAGGACGCATTGACGGGCATGCTGACGATGACACTGGAAGAGCGCGGCGCCTACTGGACCATGCTGTTTCAGCAGTGGGATCGCGGCTTTCTCCCTGGCGATGACGATGAGCTTATAGCTCGTCTAATGATGATCCCAGATGGTGCACTCGCGGTGTCCGTCTGGTCACGCATTAAGCACAAGTTTGAAAACTCCAACGGAGAGTACAGAAACCGTCGCATGGAAATTGAGCGACGGAAGCAGACGCTATTTCGTAGAAAACAAAGGAAGAACGGGGCGCTCGGTGGACGGCCTCGGAAAAACCCAGGCGTTATTTCTGGGTTTCCTTTGGCGAAACCCAAACCAGAACCCAAAAAAAGCTCTTCGTCTTCGTCTGCGATCTGCGGATCAGGTACTACCCCCATACCCCCTTCAGAGAAGGGGGTTTCCCGACGGCGCCGTCATCAAAACCCTGACCCATGGGGTCAGCAGGAACGCACCGCCCGCATGAATGAGCTGATTGCGAAAGGCATGTCGAGGCGTGAAGCCCAACGAAAGGCGTTTGCCTCATGAGCCCCCACAAGTGGGACATCGCGCGCGGGCCCCTGAAGTGCCAGCGCAGCGTCTGCACGACGACGATCGGCGCCGGGGAACCGTTCCGGTGGGTGTCGAACGGCAAGCACGTCTACTGCGCGCTGTGCGCGAACGAGGCCCTCGGCGAAGAGCCGCCGGCCAACCTCCCCGCGCTGTCGATTACGAAGCGCCTCACCATCGTGCCCAAGCCGACACCGGCCAAGGCGTTCACATCGAACGTGTCGGAGCTGGCGAAGCAATCACTCACCGACATCCTCACCAAAGCGACGACGGCCGTGCCGCTCGATTACGGGCAGCGTGCGGCGAATGATCGCGACCGCGAACAGGGAGAGGACGGATGACGCGCACGGCTTGCCGCTGGTGCACCGCGCCGCTCTCAGCGAAGCAGATCATGCGTCGCAAGACGTATTGCAGCCGGTCGTGCGCGAAGACGCACTGGCACGCGATGCACCCTGACGGCGCACGCCGCGCGTTCGCGAAAGGATGGGCCACGAATCGGCAGCGCTTCATCGAACGTCTGCGCGTGACGCTCAAGAGCTGCAAGACGCTCGGCGATGCGTACCGGCTCGGCCATCACAACGGCTACACCCTGGCCATGGAGCGGATGCGGCGACGGAAGGCGGCGGCATGAAGCAGCACACGCCCAGCCTGTTCGACGAGCCCACGATCGACATGACGAAGCCGCCGGCCGATGCGCCTATGGTTGTCGCGCCGAGCCGGTTTCTTGAAGCGCGCGACACGAGCGCGCTGGCGGCCGTCGCGAATCAACCACGGCGTGGCACCCAGATGAGCGAGGCGTTAGTGTCCGGCGTCCGCCGGCCGGAGAAGTTGACCCGCCGTCCGGCTGGCTATCACTCGAACGCGGCCTACCTCGCCGATGAGGGCAAGTATCGGCACCCAGAGGACGGCGAGAGCGACGAGTTTGCGTGCGCAGTGGCCGACGTGATGCGCCAGCAGCACCGCGTCCTGATCGTGGGCTCTGCGCCCGGCACCTTTGACGACAAGCTGCGGCGGCATCCGCTGCTGCTCTTCTGGCCGAGCACGGAGCGGGCGGTCTCGGACCAGTCGCGCGTTGTGCCGGCAGAGGTCGGCGCGATCCTGCTCACGAACCAGCTCTCACACGCCCTGTCGCACAACGTGCGCGAACAGGCGAAACACCGACACCTGCTCTGCACCTTCTCACCGCTCTCGCCGGGGGCGGTGCGACGGACCCTGACGAAAGCTCTCGACATCGAGCGCGGCGACGCGCAGGAGACGACAGACATGCCAGCGAAGGCCACCCCGATTCTCCGCTCGGTCGAGCCGACGACCGAGCTGCCCGAACCCGACACCGACATCATTCGCCTGATCGATGACACCGTCGCCGGTCTGCAGTTGATCCGCGAAGCGGCCGTGAAGATGGTCGACGAGTCGCAGCACGTGCGCAAACAGGTGGCCGCGCTCGACGCCCTGCTGGGACTGCTGAAGTGATCGCCAGGCTTCGCGAGCGCTGGCGTTGGATCTGGTGCGTGCTCGTCAACGGCGGGCACTACAAGCAGCTCCACCTTAAACCCGAACACATCTGCCTGCGGTGCATCTACTGCGGGCATTCGTCGCCGGGCTGGATCGTGACGAGGAGGCTCACATGACGACCGCAACCCCCCAGAAGAAGGAAGTGCTCATTCGGCTCTACGAGGACAGCAAAGAGCCTGGCACCTGCAAGTCGACGAAGTGCGGCGCGGAGATCGACTACTACGAGACCTTGAACGGCAAGCGCATGCCGATGGACAAAGGCGCCGTGCCGCGCAAGAGCGAGAGCGAGGCCGGCACCAACCGCGTCATCGCCTACTTCTCGAACGCGGAGTCGCACTTCGCCACCTGCCAGGCGGCCGACGAGTTCAGACGGAAATGACGCGCTTCTTGGACGGACCAGCCGAAGGCGTGACGCTGCTGCTCAAGCGTGCCCCGTTCTTCTTACGGGCGGTGCAGGCGAAGGACGGCACGTGGGACGCGCTCGACCAGCTCACCGACACGCCGCGCTCGGACGAGACGATCGCGGTGTATCAGGTCACGGCGGAGCCCGGATGGGTACATATCTGCTCGCGCGGGCGTAACGGCTTCGGCGGCGGTCGCTACGTCACGGCGGAGTATCGCCTGGCCAGTGATCCGCCTTCGGCAGACGTGGCGCGCGATGCCACGAGCTGGCGCGAGTGGGCGAACACCGAAGGCCCGAAACGCGGGTTCCAGCCATGAGTCACCACGGGAGCCGCGTCGCGCTCGACGCGTACGACTACGAAGACGAGCCCGTCCACGTCCCGGAGGCCCTGGCGGAAGAGTTTCACCGCCGGGCCGAGGAGATCGAACGGCAGACGCCGGCCTGGGTGCGGCGCTGCCGGGCGTTGGGCCACTACGTGGCGCTGATGTCGGCGCCACCACGCACGCGGCGGTGTCGCTGGCAGTGCACGCGCTGCGGAAAGGATCGGGCGTGACCGACAGTGAGTCACAAGCCGGGCGTGAACCTGTTTCGTGATCGCGTGCTGCGTGGCGAGCTGACGATGGAAGCGTTCGCCAGGGGGTTGATCCGGATGGAGGGTAGCTCGCCGGGCCCGCCGTGCTTGCGTGACGACCAGGGCGCCAGGGTGCTCGTGCCGGCCGCGCCGCCGAAGGGGCAGCAGAACTTATTTGAAATGGAGACTGGAGGCTAGGGACATGGGATCGACGATCACGAACGTGGCCGGGATGCCGGCCCTGTGGGTGATGGAGTGCTGTCGATGCGGGATCATATTCGCCGTTCCGAACGACTTCGATAACCAGCGACGCAAAGACCATCAGCCGTTCTACTGCCCAAGCGGGCATTCGCAGGGCTATTTCGACAAGACGAAGGAAGAGAAGCGGATCGCCGAGCTAGAACAGCAGCTCGCGCGCGAGCGCCAAGCCGTCGAGTCTGAGCGCAGCAGCCGGCAGTGGGCCGAGTCACGCGCGAAAGGTGCCGCCATCCAAGCGGGCAAAGCCAAGGCCGCTAAGCAGCGTCTGGAGCAGCGCATCGCGCACGGCGTCTGTCCGTGCTGTCATCGCTCATTCAAGCAGCTCGCCGCGCACATGAAGGACAAGCACCCGGAGTACGCACAGAACCAGCACGCACAGGAGCAGTCATGAACGAGGTAACGCAAGGGAGAACAACAGGGGTCCGCATCGTTCTCGACGTGGTCGCGCTCGCGGCGTTCGTGATCATCGCGTTCCAGGCCGGCCGCAACAGCGTGGAGGTGCAACCGGGCTGGAGCGTCGACTACATCGATCGCGTCGGGATCGACCAAACGGGCGACACCGGGAACGCGGTCATCATCCTCTATGGCGACCGTGGGGAGGAAGTCAACCTCTGGATGCGCGTTCCGCTGACGGTGGGTTGCGGCAATGACTGTCCACCGATGCCGGTGCGCCTCAAGACGTTCAAGGAGAACAGCGAGCACGCGATCTGGCCGAGTCGTGGGATTACCGGATCAGGCGGACCGCGCCGACAGTTGAACGCGGAACCGCCCGGAGGCGACCTCACGGTGATGCGGGGCGTCGTGATCCCGGGGTCGCCGAGGTTCTTCGAGTGCTTAGGGAGCACGTGTGAACGCTAGATGTCGATGTCGAGTAGCTGCACCAGGGACCGCAGGGCCAGGGGCGGAATGTCGCGGTCCCCGTTTTCCCACCGTGAGACCGTGGACCGCTTCACCCCGATCGCGTCGCCGACCTGTTCGAGGGTGAGCAGGCGCTGTAGTCGCCGAGCCCGCAGGCGTTTCGGCGTGAGCGCTTTCGCGGCGGCGGTCCACTGCGCTTGAGTCCAGGGCGTCAGCGTCATAGCCGCCATTCTCTCATACCCGAGTTGCCGATGACAACAGGTAGAGTTGACAATGGCAACACTGCCGTGTTACCGTTGGCAACATGAGACACTCAGAAGTGCAACCGCTCTTGACGCCGGCCGTGCGGAACGTGCTGGCCTTCATCGCGCGTCACCGCGAGGCGTATACGCCGGACGCGCTCATCGCCGAGGGCATCCCCCCGGTGCTCGTCAATCTCATGCTCGTGCGTGAGTCAGCGCCGCTCGAACGCGCCAAGGTCGGACTCACCACGCGCCGTCGCACCGTCACGCAGCGGTACGTCTGGGGCCCCGACATCGCCGGCTTCTTGCGCGGCTGGGAGTAGATCACATGAACACGCTCACTGTCCGCCAGTTGCAAGACATCGTCAGCCGGGCCCACGTCGTGATTCAGACGTCGGACGGCGCTGACGAGCACGCCGAACTCCTGGCCGAACTCAAGGCTGTGGAAAACCTGTGCACGTTCGTGATCGGCACGTCGCACATGGGCGTGGCGGCCGATGAACCGGTGCTCAGTACCGGCACACCCGCGCCATCCGTCAACCTTCAGACCGTGGTCGCCGCGCTCGCGAAGCGCGGCATCACCGCGACGGTCGAATACCCGGGGTTCCTGCAGGTGTCTGCCGGCGCCGGGCGCGACTGGAACATCGGGACGGCCAATCCGACATGGGGTGCCGACCTCGTATCCGGCCTCGGTGACGTCATGCAATCGGCCAACCTCGGCATCCCGAGCACGTCGACCGACGTCGAGCGGATCGCCGACAAGATTCAGGAGCTGGTCCGATGAAGCCCCGCGTTCCGCAAGTCCGGCTCTACGACGACGAAGGCTGTATCGACGGGTTCGCGGGTGGTGGTGGCGCCTCGGTCGGGATCGAGTGGGCCACCGGCCGCTCGCCCGACGTGGCCATCAACCACGACGCGGAAGCGCTCGCGATGCACGCCGCGAACCATCCGAAGACGCGCCACGTGCAGACCAACATCCGCTCGGTCGACTACGGCACGTTGCTCACGGGCAAGCACTGCCGCTTCGCCTGGTTCTCGCCTGACTGTTTCCCGGCCGGCACGATGGTGCTCGCGCGACGCGGCTACGTGCCGATCGAGGAAATCGAAATTGGCGAGGAAGTGCTGACCCACGAGCAACGGTGGCGCCGCGTCACGAACACGATGAGCACTGAGCGCCCGCTACTCCAGGTGCGTGGGCTCGGTCACCCCGGCCTGTTCGTCAGTGGAGAGCATCCCTTCCTCGTGAAGCACCGCACGAGCGGCGCCGGAATGGCGAGGCGCCTGAGCCAGGCGTACTGGGCGCCTGCGAAGAGCCTTGAGCGCGGCCAGTACTGGGCGTCGCCGACGACATTCCCAGGGGCGGCTGCGCCTGCGGTGCCGGTGCATCGCGAGCGTGAACTACAGGTCGACTTCAAACTGCTTTGGCTTGCCGGTCGCTACGTCGCCGACGGCTGGACGCGGCTCACAGACGTGCGCGCAGAACTCGTCCTCACCTGCGGACGCCACGAGGCGGACGACCTCCGTGAGTCGCTGGCGCAGTGGCCACGCGCTGGCACACGCAGCCGGTCAGGGGAGTTGGCGTGGACTGAGCGGGAGACAGGGACCGCCTATCAGTTCTCGACGAGCCATCGGGGATTAGTTGAATGGCTCCGTGAGCACTTCGGCCACGGTGCTGCAGAGAAAACCATCCCTGGGTGGTTGCTTGGGCTGTCGGTCGAGTCGCGTCAGTGGTTTCTGGATGGCTACCTGTCCGGAGACGGGTGCGTAGCGCACGGCGTCGGCACGCCGCTGACAATCGCGACGACCGTTTCCAAGGCGCTCGCGTTCGGGCTGAAGGCGCTGGTCGCCTCGCTGGGTCACGCCGCGCACGTGGTGCTGAGGACCAATCAGCCCGACGAGATCGCTGGGCGGCGCGTCAACGTGCGTCCAGCCTGGTCGGTGAAATGGCGCGAGAGCATCACCGAATCGCACGCGCACACTGCGGTCGAGGACGGCCTGCTGTGGGCGCCCATCCGCGAACGCATCCATACCGGCTCCGAGTTGTTCACGGTCTACAACCTGAGCGTCGCCCAAGACGAGAGCTTCGTCGCGGACGGCATCATCGTGCACAACTGCACCTATCACTCGAAGGCGCGCGGCGGTCGACCGTTCCGCGACCGCAACCGCGCGCGTCGCGTTCGTGGGCTCGCGTGGGAGCTGGTCCGCTGCGTCGTCGAGCTGAAGAAAGCGACCGGACGCCCGCCCGACATGCTGTTCATGGAGAACGTGGAAGAGTTCCGCGATTGGTGTCCGCTCGGCAAGGACGGGCGACCCAACGCCGCGAAGAAGGGGCAGAGTTTCCGTCGCTGGGTGTCGCGTCTCCAGAACCTCGGCGGCGTGGTGGAGTATCGCGAGCTGGTGGCTGACGAGCACGGCGCCCCGACGCGCCGCAAGCGATTGTTCGTCATTGTCCGCTTCGATGGTCAGCCGATCGTGTGGCCGAAACCCACGCACGGCCCGAAGCGCCAGCCCTATCGCACGGCGGCCGAGTGCATCGACTTCAGCCTGCATACCTCCAACCGCTTCGGGCTCGTCGCCGCGTTCCTGGCGAAGCACAACGGCGGTCACGAGGCCACCGGTCAGAAGCTCCAGCGCCCGGTCGACACCATCGTCTGCCGCGAGAACAAGGCGCTCGTCACGGCCTTCCTGGTCAAGTACTTCGGGACCAACGTCTCCGGCCGTCCGCTCGACGCGCCGGTGGACACGCTCACCACCAAGGAGCGCTTCGGGCTGGTCACGGTCACGATTGCCGGCGAGGAATACGCCATCGTCGACATCGGGATGCGCATGCTGACCCCGCGCGAGCTGTTCCGCTGCCAGGGTTTTCCTAGTTTCAAGACCGAGGCGGAGATTCAGGTATGGCGCGACCACGCAACCCAGGCGGCGGGCGGCCGCCAAACCCTCGCGAGTCGAGACCGTGCGAAGTCTGCGCGCGGCCACATCTCGTCCGAGCCTCAAGCCCACAACGTCGCACCTGTAGTCGTGAATGCGCGTATCGACTGCGGGCAGCACGTTCTGGTGCTACGCAGTCCAGAAAAGTCACCCTCGTCTGCGAGTTCTGCGGCCGAGGGCGTCTCGTTTCCCCTACCTACCGACATCGGCGATTTTGCTCGAATGCTTGCTCGCGAGCATTCTTTACCGGTCCACGCGCGCCAAACTGGAAGGGCGGCTGTACGCCAGAGCAGCTTGCTTTCTACGCATCAAAGCCATGGCTCAGGGCCTGCCGCGCCGTCTTCCAGCGAGACGGTGGCTGTTGCCGGCGATGCCTGGACCGGGTTCGCCGCGGTCCCGGATACGCAGTGCACCATATCGGCGGATGGGCAACCTTCCCAGAGCTTCGCCTCGCACTGGACAACCTTGTGCTCCTTTGTGCTCGATGCCATCGGTGGGTCCACTCTCGCGCCAACGTCAAGCGCGAGCTCACTCTTGATCCGCCTAGTCGTTGAGCACGACTACGAAATCGAACACGTCGTCACGGTCACTGACCTCGGCTTGCCCGTGCCCACGAAGCTCTCGAAGAAGGCGCAGACTCGGATGTGTGGCAACTCCGTGCCGCCGCACGTCGCGGCTGCGCTGCTGGCGGCCAACCTCGGACACCGCGCACGGAAGGCGGCCTAACCCCCCATGGGCATCATCCGACGCTGGTATCTCCGTCTGCTCGACCGTGTGTTCCCCCCGCTCGTGGCGCCGCGCTGTGAGCAGTGTGGCGCTCCGCTCGACTGCCACCACGATCTGGTCTCGCTGGCCGGGCCGCGGTGGCTGCAACCCTGCCTGTCGTGCCGCTCCGGCGGCGCGACGATCATTCACCCGGACGCATCCCTGGAGGACTGACCCCATGTTCATCTGGATTGAATTGACGGGTGGCGGCCGCAGCGCCGTGAACCCGCTGCACATTGTCAGCGTGCGCGACGGTATGCTCGGCAGCGCCATCGCCACGGAAGTGCACACGGTCGACGGGCGGATGCTGTTGACCGCGACGAGCGCGGCGGACATCTGGCGAGAGGCTCGCCGCGAGAATATCCTGTGCGACATCGCGCAGGCCATCCGGGACCTGCAGGAAGGCAAGTAAGCCGAGGCGGCCTTCGAGCCGCCTTTTCGTTTTTGATTGGGCGGTATGGGGGTCGGTTTTGTACCCTCGTTCCCATGAATGTTCGCTGACACCTACGCGCTCCACCCGGAAGGTCAGGCGCTGGTCGAGCGGTTACGGAACATCGACCCCGACTTTGTGCACCTTCGGGGCGCGCGGATTGTGGTGGTGGGCAGTCAGAAGCAGCCGATGTTACGCGGCTCCCCGTGCCAGGCATTCATCTGCCAGCCGAAGAGTCGCGGCGGCCCGCTGCGTGATGTGCACGACTTCCTGTTCGAGCGCTTCGTCGCCTCCGTGCTCGGCAGTGACGAACCCGAGTGGTGCATCGTGCTCGACGCGGCGTTGTGGGAGTCGTTCGATGCGAAGGAAAAGCAGCATCTGATCTCTCACGAGTTGCAGCACTTGCGCTGTAAAGAGGACCCGGAGACTGGCGAACGGCGCCTGCATGAGGATGGGCGCCCGCAGTTACGGACGGTGCCCCATGACTACGAAGCGTTCGGGAAAGAAATCCGCGAGCACGCCGCCGAGATCGCCTCGCTCCCGGCGCTCGCGCAAGACATCGCCGAAGGGCTCCGACGCGCCAACGGACGCGCTCGTAAGCGCGCCTAGCCTCAGTCCCGAGACACAAAGCGACACCACCCCGTGGTCGCCCACGGCGAAGCAGGTCGCCTGGTCCCTGGCCGTCGAGTCCGCCGTCCTCGACAATCAACCGTTCAGCGACACCGCCATCTGCAAGCAGCTCAAGATGAGCCGTCTCACGCTGTGGGAATGGCGCCTCGACCCGCGCTTTCGGGCGTGGCACCAGCAGCGCATCAAGGCGCTCAACGAGGACGACTACCAGTTGATGATCCGCAAGCACGTGGCGCAGGCGATGCGCGGCAGCGTGAAGAGTGCCCAGATCGTCATTGCGGCGCGCGGGCTTGAGCTGCGGGCGGCTGGCGCCTTCGGGCGTGGGCCGGAGGGTGATAACCCGCTCATCGGGGATGTGACCACGAACTATCAGGTCAACGTCCTGGTGGCGCACGACCCGATCAAGGGCATCGTGCCGAACGTGCCCACGGTGAATCTGCTGGTGCCTCGACCGCCGGCGCTGGAGCCTGGAACGACGTCGTGAGCCCTGAGCCGACCTCCTGGCCAGACGCGTTCGCGACCGTGGGGCTTGGGTGGGCGCTCGCCTACATCGTGCGCGCGTGGCTGCGTGCCGTGCGGGGGTATCGCCCGTGAGCTGCTCGCACGTGCCGGCGCGCTGGGTGCCGGAGCGCGACGAATACGTCTGCGCGTGTGGCGGGGTGCGCGTGCACCGGAAGGACCGGCTGATCGTGGCGAATGCGCGGTTCTTCCGGCCGCAGACGCGAACGGAGTGGGAGTGTGACCATGGCGACGGTCAGGACGACAGCGAACACCAGCAGGCCGCGCACGGCGGCGCAGTGGCGGGCCTACCTCAGACGCCTGTTCGCGAGGTTGGAACCTCCCCTGCTGCAGCTGCTGCCAGAGGTTCTCGAACATCGGAGGGAGGTGGTGACCATGTACGGCAAGGGCAAAGGCAAGGGCAAGGGCTCGAAGAAGGGCGGCAAGAAGTGCTGACGGTGGCGAAGTGCCCAGCGTGTTTCGCCAGTGTGCCGTGCCCGTCGACGGTGTGTGAACACCCGGACGCGCCACCGATGGCCGATCGCGTGGCATATCCGGGGCTGATGAAGGGCCACGGGCTTTGGCACCGCTACGTCGGTGCCGGGCCCGACGGCCATGACATCGTCGATTTGCAGGAGACGTACTTCGGCGGATCGCCGTCGATGGCAGCGTCGGTGACGACGTTCCGTGGTCACCGCTGGCGGTTCGTCCGTGAATTGTGGACGTCTGGGCTCGAGTACGACCGGTGCGAGTACGTCTACGTGCGCGACACGGCGTCCTGGCGTCAGGACGCCGCCGCACAGGTCCGGATGTCGCGCCTGGATCGTGGGCTCGACGATGCGCAGCGCGCGGCGGCCATCGACTGGACGAAGCCGATGCCAGGATACGAGGACGTCACGCCCGGCGTGTGGCTCGGCCTGTCGCGGGAACCCAACCTCGTGCTGTTCGCGCGCCAGCTCGCCGCGCAGCGCCCGATCTTCCGCGGTGGAGGCTGCGAATGAGCGGTGCGATGAAGCGCCGATCCTTCCTGGCGGTGCTCGGTGTGCTGCCGTTCGTCAAAGTGCCGGTGGAGGCGGCGCCGCCGGTCAACGGTCGGCAGGAGCTGAGCCAGGAGACGAGCCAGGAGCCAACCGTCGTGACGGTCCCTGTGACCTGCGAGGTCGTCTGTCTCGACACACGCGGCACGGTCGTGTGGCGCGGTCGCGTATCGACGGCCTACCGTGATGCCGCCCGCACGCTCATCGTGCCGTTCCGGTCGCGCGACGGCGCGATTGTGCAACGTCGGTTCGCGTGGCCAGACAAGCCAGGGTGGACGGAGCCCGTTCCGGGCGAGCCGCCGGCCGGCGTGGAGAGGCGGCTGTATGGACGCTGGAGCTTCCATCGCCACATCTGGGCGTGTGAGGAGGTTGTCGCGTGAGGCTCTCCGAACTGGCTCGCGTGACCAAGCAGGCATGTGCCGCCGAGTTCGAGAAGCTCACCGGTCACACGCTGCACGTGTTCGTGAACTATTCGCACGGCGGCTATCGCCTGCACTTTCAGGCGCGTGACGGTGGCCGGATCGTCTGCGAGCGCCACGCCGAAGTCATGCTCGACGACCTGCGGCGCATCCATAGCGACGCCCTCACGAAGGCCGTGGTGGACCCGATTGCGTCGATGGTGCACGAAATCGAGATAGCCAAAGACGATCTGCTGCTTGCGCGTCTCTCGGCGCTCGGTCGAGCATGGGACGCGGAGGCATCGTACGGCAGCACCGATGTGCCGGTCGTGGTGAACAAATGAAGAAACCGCACGAGTGCGCGCACGAGCAATTCGCCGCCGCTGTGAACGTGCATCGGCTGCTCGACTCCGGCAAGTTCATGGCCGAGGTGAATGTGAGGTGCGTCGACTGCGACGAGCCGTTCCGCTTCATCGGTCTGCCGGCGGGGATCAACTTCGAGCACCCGACCGTCTCGATCGATGGCCTGACGCTGCACGCGCCCATCGAGCCGGAGGTCGAGAAGCGGCTGATGACGGCCGCGACGTTCCATATGCCGGCTGGTGCTTCCTGGCAACTCCGCGATGGAGCTGTGCGCGAATCCGGCGTGGCTCTGGACGTGGGGGGTCTACGTCGAATGAGTGACACGCGGCTGTATTGGCTGGCTGGCCGCGATGCCGCGATCTATGAATGGCGCGCGAAGCACTCGTTCTGCTCAGAGGAGAAGCGCGAGGGGCATCTGCGGCTGTTCAACAAGAACAATTGGACGACGCTGCACGTGCGGATCGCCGACTGTGATCCGTGCTGTGACCGCTACCTCGTCGAGGCGCAGGCCGATTTGCCGCGGTATTGGCGCGGCGTGCTCCAGCCGAGGGAGAACCCCGAATGACGGTCCGTGAATGGTTCCGCGTGCTGCGCCAGTCGCAGCCGCCGTCGCTGGAGCTTGCCGAGTTCCTCCGCACCTTCGGGCGCCGGGACAGTGAGTCTCTCGCTCTGGAGCGACAGGTGCTCTTCCGCGTCGCGCTCGAAGAGCTGGGCGTGCGAGCGCCCGATCATCCGAACGCGCTCACGTTTCATCGGATGGAGCTGGGGAGTTGCCTGATCGGCGGCAGTCTGCGGTGGGGTGCGCCACGCGATACGCAGGTCACGCTCTATCGCCAGGAACCGCGCGTCGTCCTCATGCTCGATGATCTGCCGTGGACGTGGCCGCCGATTGCGGCGAATGCGACGTATCTCCACAAGCTCTACACGCTGGATGTCCTCGAGCGCGTGCACCGGCCGCAGGGGTTCTATGACGAACCCACGTTCGAGCAGGTGCGTATTGAGGCCGAGGTCGCGCGCCAGTACCGTGAGGGGGACTGGACGCCCAACGCGGAGGGGCGATTCCTCTCCGGCGTCGACCTGGGCGATGTCGACGACGCCTACACCGCGACCTTCACACATACACAGCTGCGCGTCATGGGCGACACCGAAGACGAGCGCGCCCACCACGCGCGTCAGCACGCACGTATCGAGGGAGTTTCGGGAGATCCGACGCCTGATGATGAATGAGCGGTAAGCGCTCGAAGGAGGCGCGACGCCTCGCGTCACTTCGGGCCGGCTGGAATTGGGGCTATACCGACCCGTCCGGCGAGTGCGTGCACGATCCCCCCTGCCATCCCCGCCGTGATCGCTGCGTCCCGCAGCCGAAACAGGCGTTTGCGCACGCCTCTGTCGCCGAGGTCCTCTTCTACGGCGGCGCCGTCGGTGGCGGCAAGTCCGAGTTCGGCCTGGTCGAAGCCATCACGATCTGCATCGAGAACCCGAACGTCAAGGTCGCGTTCTTCCGCCGCAAGTTGAAGGAACTGAAGCAGGAGATCATCAGCCGCTTCCTGCTGCTCGTGCCGGATTACATCGCCAAGTTCAATGCCTCGGATTTGGTGGCGACGTTCTGGAACGGCTCACAGCTCTGGTTCTGTCACGCGCAGCACGAGAAGGATGTCTACAGCTACCAGTCGGCGCAGTGGGTCGCGCTGTTCATCGACGAGGCGTCGCACTTCACCGAGTTCCAGGTGAAATACCTGGCGACGCGCGTCCGCTCGGCGCGTCTCGGCATGCGCAAGCGCATCCGCCTGATGTCGAACCCGGGCGGGGTCGGCCATGGATGGCTCAAACGCTGGTTCTTGCGGCCTCGGCCCGAGGAGCTGGGCCCGGGCCGACTGCCGCCGCAACCCTTCGAGGTGTGGCGCCCGTTGCCGCTCCCCGGCGATCCGAGCAAACCCGAGTTCGTGCCCACGCGGCAGTTCATCCCGGCGTGGTTCCACGACAACATGGCGCTGGCCAACGCCGATCCGCACTACCTGGCCAAGGTCTACGCGCTCGGTGGCGACAAGGCGAAGCAACTGGCGGAGGGCGATTGGGACGCCAACGATCAGATGATCGTCGGCCCGTTCTGGCGCGAGAAGAAGATGATCCACGAGACCGACGAGGATCTGCTGGCGCTCTCGGCGGCGCTGTCGGTCGGTCAGGTGATCCCCTGGCACGTGATCCCCAACGCGCATTGGAAGCCGCCGGCGGGAGCGCCGATCTGGGGCTCGGTCGACTATGGCTATGGCGTCCCGTGGTCGTTCCATCTCCATGCCGGCCTGCCCGGTGGCCACGTGCGGACGTTCTTCGAGTTCTACATGCCCCGCAAGCGCGACGTGGAACAAGCGCAGATGATTCGCCAGCTGCTCGAACATCGGAACTACAAGCCCGAGTGGATCGTGATCGACCCGTCGATGAAGGCGAGCCGGGAGGAACTGGGGCGCGCGAAGTCCATCTACGAGGTCTACTGCGACGAGCTGCTGCACATCTGCAACGTGCGGCTCGGTGCCGCAGGACGGCCGGCGCGCGAGTCGCGGCCGCAGCGCTGGCTCGATGCCCTGCAGACCAACGTCGACGGGTTGCCGAACTGGACGATCACGACTGCGTGCCCGGAGGCGATCCGCACGGTCCCGGACATCCCATGGGACGAGGAAGATCCCGACGTGGAGGACGAAGACTCCGAGAACCACTGCATCGCCGAGGGCACGCTGGTGCACACCGACGAAGGACTGACGCCGATCGAGCGGATTCTGGCCGGTGACAGGCTCCTGACGCGCCGAGGCTATCGGCGGGTGTTGCGTGCCTGGCAGACATCGCCAGATGCCGAGGTGTTCGAGGTCGTGACACCTGGCGGCGCCGTGCGCGCCACTGGGAACCATGGAATCTTTGACAAAACGCGTGGATTCATCCGTGTCGACGAAATATCCAACGACTTCATACCGTATTACGCGACAGAGGTTTCCTTGTGGTCGAAGCTCCAATCGTGCTGTCAGAGACAGCGCAGGTGTGGCGGGACGTGGTCTATTACAAATGCGGTCGCTACTTTGCGCGCCGTGGCTACGGTCGCCTTCACCGCCGCGTGTGGCGAGACACGCACGGGCGTCTGCCGTTTGGCTGTCATGTGCACCACAAGGATGGGAACCGTGCAAACAACCATCCCGACAATCTCGAACTCTTGCCTCGAAAGCAGCATCTCTCGCTCCATAGTAGGAATCCGACTCCTCGCCAGCGCGCTGCGCGTCGCGAGAACGCTGGATACGCTTCTGAAGCGCGGCTGGCAATCCCTCGTGTCCTCACGACCTGCGCGATGTGTGGGGGACCCGCTGACATCGCCGGTGACCAGCTGCGCGACGTCAATTATTGTTCCGCCAAGTGCATCAATCGTTCGTTCGAGGAACGACAGCGAGAGTCGAAGCCGACGCGCTTTGTCCGGTGCGATGGGTGCGGCGCTCGATTCGCCACGAAGCGACCGAACAAGCGCTTCTGCGGTGACCCGAAGTGTTACTACCGTGCGGCCAAGCGGGCGCGCCGCGGTGTATGACCTAACCGTCGAAGACGCGCACGAGTTCTTCGCCAACGGCCTCCTGGTTCATAACTGCTACGAGGACATCGGCCGGTTCTTCGAGGCGCGTCCGTTCCAGGACCGCACGCTCATCGTCGACCCCTACGCGCACCTGCCCGCCCTCGAGCGGCAGCACTACGAATCGCTCGACAAGCGCCACAAGAAACGCCCGGGCGGCGTGATGGGGAGTCTGGTCCGCCGCTAGCTCTTGCGCTCCACCGCAGCCTTTTGTCAGGCTGGTGCTCGTTATGAGCCTCTAGCAGCGACTGCATCCCCGGGAGCCGGATTGTGGGTGAAGGTGGAAGCCCGGCACCCACGATCCGGGGAGCCGGTAGAGCGCTCGATCCCCGTGACGCCGGGACCACTCTATGGGCCGAGAACAAAAGCGGAACTTCGCGACCGTCGCTGACGTGGTCGAAGAGGCCGCCCGTATCCACGACGAAGCCGTCCTCCGCACGAACGAGTGCATTACCAGCGCCAATCACGCGACGGACGTGTCCCAACGCGTCGCCAAGCAGGTGCAGGAGTTCGAGCGCACGCTGGAAGCGACGCGAGCGGAGCTGACGCGCCGCCTCGACGCGCAAGGCAAGATGGTGATGGCCCTCGAGCAGCGTCAGCACGTGATCAGCGAGAGCGTGACGCGGGCCGAGAACCAGGTCGTGGCGTTCAACGAGTCGGCGGCGGCCGCGTATCACAAGATGCGGGACGACGTGCCCACGCTCGGCGCGCATCACCTGGCGGTCGCCGCGCTCATCGACTTTCGCGGGATGTCGTTCGTCCGCCGCCTGCGGTGGGCCCTGTTCGGATGGCCGAAGTAAATCCTTGGAGCCACGATGGAGCTGATCTGCGAAGGACGGTGTAACCCGAGGGTCGCTGACGTCGACGCGGCCGTCACCGAGTATCGCGAGCATGAATCGTCCGTGGCCACGGTCTACCCAGTGCCGGACGATCTCGTCGTGCGCCTGCGCGCGTTGCAGCACACGCCCCATCGCGCCTCCGGCCATGACCTCGCGGTCTGCGAGGTCTGCGGCACCGAACGCCGGTATGGCTTCGAGACCTATTTCGGGCGCCAGCCGCGGCGCCGAGCACCGTCAGTACTGGCGAACCTGGCGTAAGACGAAAGGTCGATGACTATGCGCGGCGACTTCGACGAAGACGAGTACGGCCACGACGACGAATACCCATACGACGACGGCTGTAACGCCTGCATGGGCGCGGGCTTCATCGTCGTCTGCATCGACGATATGTGTCGCGGCGCAGGCGAGTGCATGCACGGCGACGGCGAGATCGCTTGCCCTGAGTGCAAGCGTGAAAGGAGCCAATGAAGAAGCTCGACGACGACGCGATTGAGGACCTGTTCACGTATCACGCTCCGACACCGGACCAGATCCCGAAATACGAGGCCATTCGCGCGGGCGCCAAAGTGTTTGCGAAGATCCTCGTCGCGAACACGCCGCAGTCTGCGGACCAGACCGTCGCCGTGCGCAAGCTGCGCGAGTGCGTGCACATCGCCAACGGCTCGATTGCGCTCAAGGGCCAGTTCTAACGTGAAGACGATGGCCCTGCTCATCGCGACGGCGTCGCTGTGTGGCTGCGCCAGTGTCGGCTACTACACACGGCCGTCGACGACGAGCCTCAATGCCTACCTGCAAACGGCCGTGCTCTACGATGAAGCGGGCACGTGCTATCTGCGCCTCGTCTACAAGGACAACGCGCAGTCTCGTATCACGCTGGATCGGGCGGTGTGCGACAACGCGCGCACGGTGATCGCCGCGACGCCCGCGCCGCCACCTGCACCAAAGCCCGCGCCACCGCCGCCGGCCAAGGAGCCGCCGCCGAGATGAACGTCAAGCTGTTACCGCAGTACCAGTCACACAAGGTCGTCCACGCCGCGAAGATCGTGGCGGTCGAGGTGATCGAGCAGGACGGCGCCGGGCGCCTCACGCTCGCGCCGATCGGGGCGGCAGAAATCGCCTTCCAGGCCGACGTCGACGCCGCCTACATGAAGAAGCACACGCCGCAACCGGGCGGCTACTTCGTGGCCTACGCGGACGGCTATTTGTCGTTCAGTCCGGCCGAGGCGTTCGAGAGCGGCTATACCCCGCTCGTCGACGCGCCCGCACCGAACCCCGAGCCGAAGCTGCCGGAACTGTCGTACGCCCCACGCCTCGAAATGTTCCTGCGTGCCCTCGCGAGCTCGGCGACCCCGATGAAGCTGCCGACCGTCGTTCAGGTGCCGCGTGACGGCGGGCCGGTGCACCTGCGCATCTCGAGCATCAACCAGACCGGACAGTTGTCCGGACAGGTCCGGGGCAACGAGTTCATCCCCGACCCGGCCTGATCTGGGCGGTTTCGCGGTCGGAGTGCTACAACGGAGTCTGTGATGGACGAGCGGCGTCAGCACGTGAACATCAATCAAGCCTGCGTCATCGCCGGGGTGTGCCGTCGCACGATGTACAAGTGGCTCGATGACAACAAGGTCGAATACGTCCGCACGGCCGGCGGCCAGCGTCGCATCCTCGTGGCCTCGCTGTTCCGTGACGGTAACGTGCTCATCGACAAGGTGCTGACCCCGCGATGACGTGGGTCGCGCGCCTCTCGCTCGCCTGGCGTCTCTTGCGCGGCGTCGCGTCGCCGCCGCCGTGCGCACGCTGCGAGGTCCTCGAGCGCGACGTGGCGAACCTGAAATACGAGGCGCAGTACTGGCGTGAGCGCGAAGAACGCACCCTCGACCGTCTGCTCGAAGTCAAACAAGTCTCCGGAGTAGCCACCGCCCCACGTTCGGCCTCCGAACCCGCTATTCATCGCGCCTTCCGCGCGATGCAAATGACCGAGATGCCGTCACCGCCGCCGGGCCAGGAAGCGATGACGAGTGCACGTACCGCCTCCTGATGATCCCGCGGCACAGGATGCCGCTGTCCCCCTGCCGGACGCCGCGGGCGCCGAGCCGGAGGCCCGCACGGTCGACTACCAGGGCCAGGGCAAGATGCTCATGGAGCGCTGCGTTCGCGACGCCAAGAGCCACACCGCCCGCCTGCTGCGCGATCGGGCGGACATCTGGCATCACAAGCTCGATCGCGGCGGCCAAGCGAACCATTGGTCGATCTGGGATCCGTCCGCGCAGCGCTACGTCGAGCGCGGGAGCGACCCGGACAAGGGCGGCCTGCCCGAGTGGGTGCCACGGCCAGTCACGAACCTCTTTACGGCGCACATCGACGGGATCACCGCCATCCTCGACCAGGCAGAGCCCGCGCAGCTCTTCGCCCCGAAGACCGACGCCGACGAGGACCGCGCCACGTCCGAAGTGGCGATTGATGCGGTCCCGGTGCTCCGCGAAGAGTGCGGCTATGACAGCCAGGGGCATCGTCACCTGTTGAATCGTCTCTCGGCGCTCACCAACGGCGTCGCCTACTGCCTCTACTACGACAACGATCCGAAGTACGGCGAGGCGCCCGTCGACGTCTACACGTGCACCGTGTGCGGCGAGATGGCCACGCCGGTTGAGATCGACGAACTCGGCAAGTGTCCGAACCCGGAGTGCGAGAACACGGACACCGAGGCGTTCGAGCTGGCGACGCAGGCGGACGAGCTCGGCGTGCCGGCGCCCATGTCGGTGAACCTGCCGATTGGCCGGATCTGCGCGCAGCCGATCCCCAGCGTCGAATACTCGCTGCCGTCCTCCTGCCGGCGGGCGAACGCGAAGGCCACGCCGTGGGTGCTCACGCACACGCGCATGGCGCCCGAGGACATCGTCCGGATGTGGCCGTCGGCGCGTGACCTCGTGAAGGACAAAGGCGCCAAGGCGGACGGCGCGCTCACCCGCGCCTATGCGGACCAGCTCCAGTCGCTCGCGAGCCCGCAATCCGGTAACGCCACCAGTCAGTCCGGCGGCAGTGGCGAGTTCGATGGCGTGGTCGTCTATCGCCTGCAGCACGACCCGATCGATGACGGGGAGTTCTACTTTCCGGACGGGTTCTACGGCGTGATGATCGGCGAGCAGCTGATCGAGGACCAGACGGCCCAGACGCCAGGCCCGCTGCCGTTCCAGGATTCCGAGGGCCGGCGCTACAAGAACATCCTCATCCGCTCGTGGACCGAAGGCATGGCGACACAGTTCGGCCATCCGCCGGCCGACGACCTCGCGCCGTTGCAGGTGAGCTACAACATGGTCGACGCGCTGGTGCAGTTGATCATCATGCACAACTCGGCGCCGACGACCTACGTGCCCGAAACGGTCACGTTCATCGACGAGCCGACCGGCGTCCCGGGCCAGCACGTGCGCTACCGCTCAATGGACGGCCAGAAGCCCACCGAGACGCGCGGCATCAATCCGCCGGAGGCGCTGTTCAACTACCTCGATCGCATCAAGGCCAACATGCAGGAGGTCAGCGGGCTCAACTCTGTGCTGGCCGGCTCGCGGCCGGAGGGCGATCCGACGCTGGGCGAAGTGCAGATCCTCGAGGAGCGCGGGCAAGCGAAGTTCCGTAACCCGCTCGACGGGTTGATCCAGTTCGAGATCGATCTGTCGTTCATGCTGCTCGACATCGCTCGGCAGTGCGCGTGGTCGCCGCGCTTCCGCCGCATCCGGGGCGAAAACCAGCAATGGGAGATCAAGCAGTTCGCCGCCGCCGACCTCTCCGGCCAGATTGACATTCAGGTCGACCGCGCCAGCGCCTGGCCGAAGTCCCCGCTGATGCAGCAGCTCCGGCTGAAGGAAGCCGTGTCGATGGGCGTGCTGATGCCGCAGATGGATCCCGAAGTGAGTGGCAAGTTGCTCGTCGAGATGAACCTGGCGCACTTCAAGAAGTCGCTCGACAACGACCGCAAGCAGGTGGCGCGCGAGCTGGATCGGTGGAAGGCCGCCCGCACGCCGGACGAGGTCCTGGCCGCAGCGCCCGACCCCGAGATGATCGAGTTGCCCGTTCACATCTACCTCAAAAAGCAGTTCCTCAAGACCGAGGAGGCCGAAGAGATGCGCACGGCGAACGCGCCGGTCTATATGGCCATGGTGCAGAGCGTGAAGATGCTCGAACAGACGCTGGTGATGAAGCAGATGCAGCAGGCCGCGGTCGCCGCTGGTCCGCAGCCGCCGGCGAAGGAAGAGGCCCCACCGCCCGGATCCGGCGGCGCGCTCGAAGGCGCGATCGAGTCGGGGGCGCTGCAGCCGGCACAGGAACAGCCGCCGCAAGCGCTCGACGGAGCGGTCTCGGCTGGGGTGTTGTCGCCAGGCGTGCCGACGCCGATGCAGGGCCCGTCGGTCGATGACCTGTTGGAGGCCGGCATGCTGCGGCCGGTGAGGGAGGAGGAACCACCGCCGCCGCCGATGTGAGGTCACGTGAAGGATCTCGGACCCGGGTGCAGAGCTGTCACACCCCAGCTCGCGACGTTCGAATTGGCCCGGCCGTCCGCTCGGTGGACCGGGGTCCTTCTCGCGATCGTGCACAAGGTGCCGACCGGGCTGTTATCTGCGGAGGGCGTCTCCACCGTCGGTCGACGGTGCCAGCGGACGACGGGCCCGGTCGCACAACCTGACGGGGGTATGGGCGGTTTGACCGTGCTTCGTGCACGCTGAAGAACGACAAGAGTTGTCGCGGGTGGGCGTGGGTCCTAGAGAGGCTCATTACCTCTCACAGCGCTGTTCGACTCAGCGACCCGCAACCAAGAGTGACGCGGTACGCGCGTCACGGCACGTCTGAACAGCACAGGCCGACGGGCCTGCGGTAGCCCACCGCACGCTGTTCAGCGATCAACAAGGGCGGGTGAGTTCCGAGGGCGGGACCTGACGCGACAGCGCCGCAAGCGCTGCGTCGGTGTTCCGCCCTTTTCATTTGCCCGCTCATTTTCGAGGAGAGCAGACCATGCACCTCTTTCGCATGTTCCGCAGCACGGTCGCCATGCCCCTTCTGGCTCCAGAAGATGGCGCGGCCGGCGCTGGCGGAGAAGGCGCCGACGCAGGCGATCCCGGCTATGAGCCCGGATTGGACGACGGCACCGACGACCCTGCCCTCGGTGAGGCAGGCGATGACGCCGCTGAGCGTCACGCCGGATCCGAGGGAGAGGGCGAGGACGACGACGTAGACCTTGTCGCAGGCAGGGACGACGACGACGACGACGACACACGCCCGCTCGACGAAAAGACGTTTCGCAAGCTGCTGAAGGACAACAGACGCCTGAAGCGCAAGGTTGCCAAGAACGTCGCCGTGAACGCGCGATTGAAGGGCGTCGATCTCGACGGTCTGATGCACGCGGCCAGTCAATATCAGGCGCTTCAACAGCGTCTCCAGAACAATGCCAGGTTGCGGCGCCTCCTCATCGAGGGGCGCGACGACGCGGATGACGAGGACGGCGGCACCCCCGCCACGACACGTCGCCCGGCAGTCCCGCAGCAGGACGAGCCGTTCAACGAACAGGTCCCCTGGAACACAGCGGACGAATCCGGCAAGTACTTCCTCGAGCAGGCGCGCACGGTCCATCAACTTCGGGGCCAGCTTCGCACCATGCTCGCGGATCACCAACGGGCGTTGAAACGGATCGATTCGCTTGAAGGTGGCGTGCAGCGCGATCGCCAGTCCGCGATCGAATCACGCTGGGCGGCGGGCATCGACGCTGCCGCCAAGCAGATCAAGGACCCGAACATCCGCGACCTGTTTCTCGACAGTGTCAAGGGCAGCTACCACTACGCCCGGATGAACGGGAAGACCCTCGATCCGAACGCCACCATCAAGCACTACCTGAAGAAGGCGGGTGTGAACCCGACCACGCAACGCATTGCCGCCGGAGCTGCTGCGCAGCGTATGGCCCAACGCAATCAATCGCTCCCCCGGCATCAGGCTGGCGGTCCCGGTGCGCCCACGCCCGCCCGTGCGACGAAAGAACGCACGGTCGCGGACGTGTCGCGCCGCATTCGCCAGATCGGCTAGGGGGGCAGGAGTCTCGCGAATGAAATTCAGTTTTCACGCGTGCTCGGACCTTCGATTCGACGGCCTGCATGACCGTCAGTGGATGCCGGGGTCCGACACCACGCAGTGGGATCCGTTGTTCAAAGACGACTACGGTCCCGTGATCCACAGCCAAGTGAACGAAGAGAACCTCATGACGAAGTGGATGGAGTCAGAGGTCAAGGACGATTCATGGGTCGGCCGCCAGAAGGTGGTCCCGATCATGATCGGCCGCAACCGGTCGATTGGCTCGATCCCGAATCGCGGCCGTCTGCCGCAGGCCGGCCGTTCGGTGTACGAGAACTTCGAAGTTCCGATGCGCAACACGTATGGGCGCGTCGGGTTCGAGCGGAACGTCATCGCACAGTCGCGCAACAAGAAGGGGTCTTGGCAGCAGGTCATCCCGGCGGAAATGGAAGCGCTCACCGAGGCGATGGCGTTCCATCGCAATCGCGTCGTGTGGGGCTATGGGTCGGGCATTCTCGCGCTGGTCAACGGCGCGCAGACCGCCGACACCACCATTGAAGTCGACTCCCCGGCCAACGTGGCGGGCTCGGCCGGCGGCGCGCGCTTCATCGACGGCGACGCGACGTCGGGCATGTTCCTCGCGTTCCTCGACTCGTCGAACAACATTCAGGGCACCGCCACCGTTACCGCGGTCGCCACCGCCCTGACGTCCGTGACGGTCGACACAGCGATCACCTGCGACGACAACGCGAAGATCGTCATCGCGCAGTCGGCCACGCAGACCTCGCTCAACCAGGAGCCGGAAGGCTTGCTCGCGGGGATCGACGACGGCACCTACGTCGCGACCTACCACGGGTTGAGCCGCACGACCTATCCCATTCTCAACGCCTACGTCGCCACCAGCATCGGCGCGCTCTCGCTGGACGCCATCCAGCAGATGGTCGATGCGGTCAACATCAAGACGGGCAAGCAGTTCGACATGTTCGCGTGTGAGCATGCCGTCCGCCGCGCCTATCTGACGTTGCTCGAGGCCGACCGGCGCTACACGGGCGCGGATCTCTCGCGTCCGGACGGCGGCACCGTCGCGGCCAAGAAGCCCGCGGGCCGCGCCATCACCTACGGCGACATCCCGCTCTTCGTGGACCGCGATGCGCCCTATCGCATGCTCTTCGGCATCAACAAAGCCTCGTGGACCCGCTACGTCGAGAACGAAGGCGAGTGGGCGGCCGATGAGGGTCACGTCCTGAAGTGGGTGGCGGAGTACGACGAGTTCACCGCTTACTACCTCATTCAGGACAACTTCCACTGCCAGCGTCCGAACGTGAACGCGCGCGGGGAAGGGATCGACGTCAACCAGCTCGCGGTGAAGGCGGCCTAAGCCCCGTCTGACCAGAGCACGCGGAGCCGCGTATAGCGCGGGTGATGCATCACCATCACCCGCGCTCGTGGCACGCGGCAGTGAGGAGCTTTCGACCCATGGCACGCACCTATACGCCGCCGACGGACATCGACCTCTCGCAGGTCATCACGTTGCTGCCGGCGCACAAGCAGAAGCAGGAACTCTCGCCGGAGACGCCCGTGTTTTGTATCAACCGCGGGCCGTTCGAGCTGCGGGACATGCACAACGCCGATCCGTACGTGGTGCCGCCCAGCGCGGTCTTCCAGGTCTCGTACGCGACGGCGCAGCACCTCCAGAAGCGGTTGATCGTGCCCGGCACGCGCAACCCGAACCCGTATGACGCCTCGGTCCCGCAGTTCGTGAGCTGGATCGGCATTCGCGGCGTCGACCCGGACGATCAGTGTGTGCCGTTCGACGAAGACTTTCTCGATCGGTATGCCGGGAAGTCGGAGGGCCTCAACCGTGAAGGGCTCTCGCCGGTCGATCGCGACGTGCAGATCCGCCGCACGGGCGATCTCGCCCGCGGGTTGCCTGGTCTCGGCCTGGCGCCGAGCGGTGGCATCGCCAAGCCGCAGCAGCAGGTGATCGGCAGTGACAACGCCGTTGCAGCGGCGCTCGCACCGGTCGAGGGCAGTGACGCTAAAGCCGAATTCGCGCGCAACGAAGCGGCAGGCTGGGAGAAACCGCAGGAGGCGGACCTGACGGTGCATAGCGCCCCCACGCCGGACGAAATCCGTCGCACGAGCCGTCGGAGGTAAGCGACCCGATGATCCATGTCCCGGTGCCTCCACATCTGCGGCTCGACCCGTGGGCCGCGCATGTGCCGGAGTACCTCGCCCTGGCCGACCCCGCGCTGCGGCTGCGCAAGAGCGCGGAGCGCGACGGCTACTACGTGCTCGAGCGGCGCGCGCGGCGCGTGCCGGCGTGCAACGCGGGCCTCGGCGATCACTCCGATCTGCATATCCAGGCGCGGGACGGCTACATCCACGTGTCGATCGTGCATTGGCAATGGTTGACGCGGCCGTGGAACATCCTCCGCGAGTTGCGTGAGGAAGGCGAAGACCTGTTCGTGCGAGGGGCGGCGAAGCTCTCGGACGAACTCGAGTACGAAGAGGCGTGGGCGCACGAGTCGCGACGGCGCCGCCGCCGAGGGCTGTATCGAGACATTGCGGTCGACGCGTATGACCCGCTGGAACGGCTGGCGGGCTCGCGGATCTCGAACGCCGGCATGCCGACCGCGTAAAGGGGGAGATCCTCAATGCCACTCGTTCCGAAACAGCGTGTCGTCGACAAGACGGCCGCCTACAGCGTGACCCGCATGGCCGATCGCAGCGGCACGCTCTTTACCAACCGCGGCGCCTCCGGATCGGTGACGTTCACGTTGCCGACCCCGAACATCAGCTACCTCGGCGACCGCTACGAGTTCCTCGGCGTGGCCGATCAGAACATCGTCGTGGCCGGCGCGACAGCGGGCGACGTCGTCACGTTCAACGATGCGGCGGCGAACTCGCTCGCGGCATCGACCTCTGGCCAGAAGATCGGCGCGCTCATCCGGGCGACGTGTATTCGCACGGCCGACACCACCTACAAGTGGCTCGTGGTCGGTCTTGCGGTCGGTCACACCTACACGGTGGCCACGTAAGCAACCGAGTCCGTGTGACTCATTTTCGACAAAGGGAGATCCTGAATGTTCTATCTCACCAACGAACCGCTGGCGCGCTTCCTCGAGGACCTCGGCCTGGCCGATGACAACGGACTCATCCGCGGCATCGGCAAGCGCATCGTTAACCTCGCGGCCGCGACGCAGACCCTGACCGCCGCACAGAGCGGGCAGAAGTTCGTCGGCGCGGTCGATGCGGTCTTCACCTTGCCGGCGGCCGCGGCCGCGACGAAAGGTGTCTGGTACGAGTTCGAGTGCGGCGCGGTCAGCTCCGGCACGGGCTTGAGCATCTCGCCCGCGGCGGCGGATGCCATCGGCGGCAACGGCCTCGCCGTCACCGTCGACAAGGACCTGATCAACTCCGGCGCGACCGATCGCCTCGGTGACTGCGTGCGCATCTACTGCACGGGCACCACGGGCGCGACCGCCTGGCGCATCGAGTTCATCGTCGGCACCTGGGCGAAGGAAGCGTAAGCACCCACGGCGTACGGCGGGGCAGGGATTGAGTTGATCCCCCCGCCGTGCGTCGAGATTCACCTGCTCCGAAGCCGGGCCAAAAAGGCGAGAGAGCAATGAAGATGTGGATGTGTCGGTGGCTGAGCGCCGTCCTGGCGGCGGGTGCTCTCCTGGCGCCGTCACGGGTCGACGCGCAGATTGTGCCGACGGGCACGATCGACGCCGTCGACGAACCCGTCCAGCTACTGACCGGCGGTATCGGTTTGCCGACCGGCGGCTGGGCGACCGTCGGCGTGCAGCTGACCGGGACGTGGACGGGCACGCTGGAGTTTCAGGTCTCGATCGACCTCGAAAACTATCAGACCGTGAACTGTCTCGCGCCGGACGAGACCGTCACCGTCACCGGATCGTCTGCCAACGGGATTTGGGACTGTCCGACGGCGGGGAAGAACGCGATTCGCGTGATCTCGTCGGGATGGTCGACCGGCGAGGTTGAGGTATTCCTGCGCGGCAGTCCGGCGGGCGGTGCGTCGAGCGTCGCGGCGGCCGCGTCCTTTGACGGCGTCTTGCAGGATGCGCCAGGGGGCGATGCGGTCACGCAGGCCGGCGCCGATGCGCTGCGCGTGATGCTCGTCGACTCCACCGGCAGCGAGGTCGTCAACGACGATCTGCCCTACGACGGCGTGTTGAAGGATGCCGCGGGCGGTGACGCGATCACGAACACCACGGCGAACAGCTTGCGCGTCACCGTCTATGACGCGTCGGGCAATGCCATCAGCACGAGCTCGGCGGGCGCGGGCGTCATCGATAGCACGACCACGCGCGTCGTGACGTCGACGGACGATCCGCTACACACCGGATCGCAGGGCAACCCCGTCGTGAGCGCGGCATCGAACAACGCGACGCTGCTGAACAACCAAGCCGGCCGGTTGATGGGCGTCTATTTGGTCAACACGACCTCGACGATCTATTACATCCGGTTCTACAACCTCGCGACGTCGCCGACGTGCAGCTCCGCGACCGGGTTCACCTTCTCGCTCGCGATTCCGGCGAGCACATCGGGCGCTGGCTTTGCGTTCTCGTTCGGGACGAAGGGCATCGCGTTCGGCACGGGCCTGGGCTATTGCATCACGGGCGGTCCGACGAGCACGGATAACACGAATGCTGCCGTGGGGATCTACGGCGTCATTACCGAGCAGTAAATGCGCCGACCGCCGATCTGGCTGATCGTCCTGGCGCTCCTCTCGCTGCTGCCGTGGCACGTCGTGCAGATCGAGGCGCGGCGCGCGCTGGCGGCGGCGCTCGTCACGAACGGTGCGCTGGAAACCAACGCAGACAACACGAGTTTCACGAGTGCCTCGTCGGCGTCTCCCACCGCGAACGCGCTCGTGCTCTTGGCGGTGCTGAGTGCCCGCGATTCGGGCACCCCGGCCACGCCAACGGCCTCGTCCAACGGCAGTTTGACGTGCACCTGGGATCCCGTCGTCTCCCGGCAATTCAACACCGAAGCCTCGCCGACGTTCCGCGTCACGCTCTTTCGGTGCCTGAACGCGGCGCCCGGATCGGGCACGTATACGGTCAACTTCGGTGAGACGACCTCCGCGGTGACGATCAACATGATCGAGTTCACCGGCGTGGTCACGACGGGGACGAATGGCGCGGGTGCCGTTGTGCAGTCGAATGGGAACTCGGCAGACACGCCGTCGAATGTGACCATTTCGCTCTCGGCCTTTAGCTCGGCGTTCAACGGGGCGGTGAAGTTCTGCGGCGCGCAGGCCGGCACGCTCTTCAACGACGAGACGGGCTTTACCGAGCTGGATGACAACACGGGCACGTCGCCCACGCGCGGGTTTCAGCTCTCGTACCGGACCGACAACGACACGAGCGTGGTCTGCGATGCCGCGTCGAGCGTGAACACGGCCGGTCTCGCGGCCGAGATCGCGGCGGCTGATACCGCCACGTCGACCGGACGTGGCCTGTTGCTCCACGTCGGTGAGTTCTTCGAGCACTTGCGGAACCAAGGAGGGGAATGAAGTTAGCCGCCAGCGTTGCGACATCCATCATCATTCTGATCGTCACCACCGCCGGAGAACTGAAGACGCTCACCCTGCGCGACTCGGTCACGTCGGCCTCGTGCGAAGAGGGAGACGTGCAGAAAGTGATCGACGAGGCGGAAGCCTCGGCCGGCGAAATTGACACGGTCTATATCAAGACGGGCTCGTGCTCGTGGACGGCGCAGGTCACGTTGCAGCCGCAGGCCCACGACATCACCGTCCGGGGCGAGGAGGATTGCACGCTCGAGACGATGGGCGGCATCGAAGGCATCCCGTCAGCGTGCACCACGATCATCACGAACGACCTCCCAGCCGGCAGCACGTCGTCGCTGTTTGTGATCACGACGGCGACCGGCACCACGGCGCGTCTCGCGCATGTCGCCTTTCTCGATGGCGCGACGAACCTCGGCACGGGCGCCGGGTTGCTGCAAGTCAACGGACAGACCACGGGCGATCCGCTCGATGATCGGATGTTCCGGTACGACCATATCCGCTTCACGACCACCAGTGACCCGGATCAGTTCTTCGAGCCGTTCACGGGGAACGGCCTCATTGACCACAACTATTTCTCGCGCACCTCCGGCACCGACTTTATGCAGAACGTCGGGACGACCGCGAACAGCTTTGCCTATCCCGATCAGAGGTGGGCGGATCCGTGTCCACGCGGGACCACGACGACCGTCCTCATGGAGTCGAACTACATCGTCAAGACGGGTTCGTTGACGAGCGGCATTCCGGTCACCGACTCGTGGGGCGGCACGAGCTACGTGTTTCGGTATAACTACGTCCAGAACGGCAACATCAACGCGCACGGCACCGAGAGCGGCGGGCGTCTCCGTGGCAGCCGGTGCGGCGAATACTACGGCAACACCTTCGTCGGCGTGAGCAACCAGGGGCAGCTCCGCTCTGGGTCCTGGATCGCGTTCATGAACGACTACGAGGACCTCGCCAACAACGATAGCGTCGGCCAGTTCGAGACGAACCGCTGGGACTCACACGAGGGGCGGCATTTCTGTTCCGCCGATGGCGAGTGCATCTGGGACCTCAACGACGCCGGCAATCCGTTCAAAGTGTTCACGATTGGCACCATCACACCGCACGCGAACGGGCACGAATGGGAAATCACGACAGCGGGCAATGTGACGTGGATCGAAGACGACTACGTCGACATGGTGCTGAAGGTCCAGGGGTGCTTTTCCAACGGCGGGAACGGATCCACCGTCCCGGCGTCGCCGATGTGCCATGGGCGCATCCGGTCGAATAACGGCGTCACGGATGGGATCGGCGTGCTGACCGTCGACCTCGCCGCGGAACAGGCGAACGAGCCGCACCGGTTCACGGACAACGATCCGCCCCTCGTCGTCGAGATCAACCGCGTGAATCAGCTCTTCGATAACTCGTGCGCCGGTCAGGGCACGCGGATTTCGTCGCGCACGTTCAACTACAGCTACACCAACAGCCTCGTGACGGCCACGCGGACCAATCACGGGTTGGACGCGGACGACTACATTCACCTCGGCTCGACCAAGGGGGACATCGAAGGCACGTATGACATCCTCGCGGACCCGGCGCCGACGGCGAACAATTTCTCGTTCAACCTCCACCGGCCGAACTACACCGGCACGGCGAACAATGCACAGAGCGATCACGTCCCGGTCATTCCGTACGATCAGGTGGTCGAAGGGTGCTACCAGTGGTTGAACACAGTCGGCGTCAACAACACCAATCTGCCGTGGGGCGGGACGCACAATCAGAATCACCCGGTCCGCTCTGGGACGCATAAGTTCGATCACGACGGCTACCCGCACGGCCACGCCTCCGCCGGGTTCGACGGGAGCGCCGCCGCGGCGCAGTCGGGCCATGGGGTCGGCGTCGGCACCTTCGCGCAGATGAACACCATCACGCCGACGCTCGTCAATGTCGCCTTCTGGGCGATGGATGTCGGCGAGTGGAACAACACGAACGGGGCTACGCCTGACGGCCAGCTCTATAAGTGGAACGGTTCGGCGTGGGTGCTCTATTACACCCCGTCCGAGTTCCCCGATCCGCGCACCGAGCCCGAGCTGCCGCCGGAAATCATCAGCTACCTGAAGCCCTTGCTCCGGCTGCTGCTGAAGTAATGCGGACGTTCGCCCTGGCCTTCGGCGGCACGCTCGCGGGGCTGCTTGTGCTCGGCCTCGCGGCCCTGGCGTATCGCCATGCCCAAGAGTTCGAGTTCGTCAAGGCGGTGACGATTGACGTGATCTGCGCGTCGCCGCCCTTACAGCAGAAGTACCGGATCACCTGTCAATGAACAACTCACGCCGCGAGCTGCTCGACACGTTTCTGCACATGCACGGTGAGTACGGCGATACCCGGTCGCGCGATCTCGCCGAACGGCTCCTGAACGTCTCCTATCTCGACATCTGGCTGCGCCATCCGTTCAAAGATCACCGGATGCCCGATCCCGTGCAGGTCACGACCGTCGCGGACCAGCGCACCTATGCGCTCCCGCCGTATTTCGGGCGCATTCCGCCGCACCTGCGGGTGCGGAACCTCACGACCGGGCGCGATCTCGTGCCCTACGACCTTGACGCGTTGTGGATGGAGTTTCCGGAGGCGGGCACGGACCTCGAAGTGGCCAGCGTGCCAGAGCGGTACTCGCTCGGCGGCGTGTCGGCGGTGACGACGCAGCCGGACGCGGCGGGCCAAGCGCTCGAACTGGTCTCGTCCCACGCCAGCGACACCGATATTGCCGTCGTCGTGCAGGGCATCAACAGTGACGGCGTCGTCGACGAGGCGCAGCTGACGCTCAATGGCACGACGCCGGTCGCGGCCGGCACGTGGTTCCCGCCGATCACCGGGTTCACGAAGGCGTACACCGAGGCGGACACCCCGGACACCGAGCACACCAGCTCGCGCGGCACGGTGACGCTGCGCCTGGACTCCGCCGGCGCGACGCTCCAGAAACTCTTACCGGAACAGAGTCAGGTGGAGATTCCGACGATCGTGTTGCACCCGAAGCCGATCACGGCGGGCCAGATCATCGGCGTGCCGTGTCTCCGTCTGCCGAAACGCCTGCTCTATGACGCCGATACGGTGCCGCAGTTCTGGGTCTCTGCGCTCCTCGAGCGCATGGGGAATTACTTCAAGGTCAATCGCGGCGAGCTGACTGACGTCGATCAGGGATCGAACGCGTCGCTCATCGCGCTGGTCGGTCACGACAACACGATTCAACCGGCACGGCCGCGGATTCGGCCGTTCATGGGATGAGTGCCCAGCAACCGATCTCCGACATCTGGGTGGATAACTTCTCGGCCGGCTTCCTCGACACCCCGAGCACGCTGCCGCCGTTCGCGACGCCCGACGCGGCCAACGCCTTTCTCTACGAAGCGAACCTCGATTCGCGGCAGTGCGAAATGGGGGTCCGTCCGGGCGTCCGGCTGATCAACCCGACGGTGATGGCGTCAGCGAAGCGCGTCGACGGCCTGTTTGATTTCCGTCGGCCGGCCGCGGCGGCCGAGCTGCTCGCGATGTGCAACGGCCAGCTCTCCGAAGTGGACCCGGTCAATGGGTCCACGTCGACCATCGGCAGCGCGTTCGGCACGGCGGGGAATCAGGCCCGGATGACGCCGTTCAAGAGCAACGCGTTCATCTACGATGGCTCGGCGCAGAAGCGCTATGACGGCTCGGCGCTCTATGACATCGGCTTCGCGCGGCCGTCGTCGGTCACGAATATGTCGGCGGGCGCCGGCACGCTCACCGGCACCTATGAGGCCGTCTATACCTGGTACGACTCGGCGATGGACCACGACAGTTCCATCTCCGATGCGACGGCTACGCAGGCCCTGGCGGCGCAGGGCCGGACGCACACCAAACCCGGTGGCAGCGTTCCGTCTGCGGCGACCCACTGGCGCGCGTGGGTGCGACGCACCGATACGAACGAGCTGAATTACTACCTCGCCGGGAGTTGGACCGTCGCCACGGGCAGCGCCACCGAGACCGTCACCGACACGACGCGCCGGGCGAACCAGATCGCCGACAAGACGAGCGTGAACGATCCGCCGCCGGGGAACTTCATCCACCTGTTTGAAATGAACGGCTACGGGTTCGGCATCCGCGCGAACACCGACGCCGTCGACATCAGCAAGCTCGGCGACCTGCAAAGCTGGCATCCGCGCGATAACTTCCCGATCTCGCGCGCCACGGGCGACGCGCTGACGTGGGGCCTCGAGTTCTCGGAGCGGCGCATCATCGGCACGGCCCATGCGACGTGGGAGCTCGTGGGCGACCGGGTACCGTTCAAGCCGAAGCGCCTCCACCAGACGTACGGCAACGTCAGCGCCGAGTCGTGCGTCGAGGTGGACAGCGAACTGTACGGCTGGGACCGGATTCGCGGCCCGTATGTGACGAACCTCTCGGCGTGGCGGTCGATTGGCAACAGCCGGATCTCGAATTTCATCGCGACGGTCAACAAACAAGCGCTCGCGCTCATTCGCTGCGTCCACGACGAAGTCAACAACCTCGTGATCTGGAGCGTCCCGACCACGTCGACGACGCGCGTGCGGACGCTGCTCGCGTATCACTACCTGCTCGGTGCCTGGCTTCCCCCGATCACCGGGCACGAGTACGGATCGTTCGCGCAGTTCACCGACACCAACGGCGATCTCGGCCTGTATATGGGCGACCATTGGGGCCGCGTCTACCAGATGTTCGACGGCGCGCACGACGGGCCGCCGAGTGGCACGACGGAAGAGACCATCACGGGCGCCACGGTCAGCACGATTACCGCGAGCGGGGCGACGTTCTACACGACCGGCGGCGGGCTGGCGGGCATGCCCATTGCCGTGAAAAGTCCGGCCGGCATCTGGCAGTGGGTCCGGGCGGCCTCAAATACCGGCACGGTGATCACCCTGGACACGACCAACGGGCCGGAGCTGTCGCCCGTGCCGTCCGGCGACGGCTGGGAGGTGATCGTCGGCGGGATCCGGTGGTTCTGGAATACCTCGTTCCTCGATTTCAAGGTCCCGACGCACGCGAAGCAATCGCGCTTCCTGTTCGTGGCGGCAAGCTCCAGCGCCGACGACCAGAGCCTGTTCGCGCGCATCCGGTTCAACGATGACGACGGGCACGTCACCGCCATCAACGATCTCGCGTTCCCGATCGAGCAGGCCGGCGCGATCTGGGGTCAAGCCATCTGGGGCGAGTCGGAATGGTCCGGCGGGCCGGGGCAGTCCCTGAAGAAACAGCGGTTTGAACGCACGTTCGTGACGCTCCAGATCCAGTTCTGGAACTTCTATCCCTCGTCCGAAGTGCGACTCAAGCAGTTCGGCGTCACCTGCGATCCGCTCTCGAAGCGGCTCGTCCCGAGCGTGAACGGGTAACGAATGCCGCGGCCCGTTGATCGTCCGACGTCCGATGCCCTGGTGGCGGTGGACCGCCGACAGCCCTTTGAATGGCCGTTCGCGGCGTGTTCAAAGATCTTCGAGGTGTACTTCCCCTCGAACAGCACGGTCGTCGACGTGGCCCACGGTATGGGCGAAATACCCATCGGCATGGTTGTATTGAGTCAAGTGGGCGGCATCGTCTACACGCCCGTCGGGAATCTGTGGACGAAGGACGTCGCCTATCTGCTGGCGAGCGCGAATGGGACGCGTGCCCTCCTCGTCTTCGTCACCGCCAGGGAGAACACCGTCGATGCGTAACCGACTGCTCGGAATCGCTCTTGCGCTGCTGCTGGCGACCGGAGTCGCCTCGGCGCAGCTCGGCTCCCCACCGTTCACCTTCACGGCCGGCACGATTATTTCGCCCGACGAGGTGAACACCATCGTCAATGCCGTCTACGCGAACGCCCTGAACCGCACGGGCGGCACCATGACCGGCACCCTGACGACCCGGGCCATCGTCGCCGACGGCAACAACACGCGCGATCTGGGCGCCAGCGGAACACGCTGGGCGGCCTTCTACAGCGTCCTCGGCAATTTCTCAGGGGCACTCACCGCGGGTTCGACCGTGGATATTGCCGGCGACGTCAACATCGGCAGCGGGAACGTCACGATCGCCGCGGCGACCGGGAACACGGTGGTGGCGGGGTCCTTCAACGCCTCCGGCGCGATTGCCACGAACACCGACCTCTTCGTGGGGTCCACGGCCAACATCTTCGGCGCCGGCATCAACGCGCTCGATGTGGCGGGCGGCATCAACGCCGGCTCCGGCAACGTCGGTATTGTCAGCGCCACCGGCCAGATTCCCGCCATCAGCTCGACCTACTTCGCGTCACTGTCGGGCACGAACCTCACGGGCGTGGCGATGCTCGGCACGGCCAACGCGTTCACCGCGCGCAACGACCTGCTGACCTACACCGAAACGCGCACGGCGCCGACGATCAGCGCGAATGCCCTGACGCTGGACCTGTCGACGGCGACGCACTTCGATGTCGCGCTCACCGCGAACATCACGACGCTGACGATTTCGAACGCGCCGACGACCGGGAAGGCGGGCTCGTTCACGCTGGTCTTCACGGCGGATGGCACGCTGCGGACGGTCACCTGGCCAGCGAGCGTCGCGTGGGCGGGCGCGGCCGCACCGACAATGACGAGCACCAACGGCAAAAAGGACTTCTTCACCTGCCTTACCTACAACGCCGGGACGAACTGGTATTGCTTCACGGCGGGGCAGAACTTCTAAATGCGCTGGCTCCTGCTTCTCGCGCTGACGCTGACCTCGAGCGAGGCGCAACTGATGCGCCTGCTCGGCGTGAACAAGACGTACGTCATCGAGTACCTCGTGGTGGGTGCGGGCGGCGGCGGCGGCAATTCGACCGACGGCGTCACGGCGACCGGCGGTGGCGGGGGCGGTGGCGAGGCGCTGACCGGGAGCTCCACGGTCGTGCGCGGCGGCGCGGCCCTGACCGTCACGATTGGGGCGGCTGGCGCGGGCGGGAGCAGTGGGAATAGCGGCACGGCCGGCGCTGACACGACGCTCATCGGCGGCACCATCAGCGTCACGGCCGATGGTGGCGGGTTCGGCGGACGCGGCGGCACGGCGAATAGCGCGGGCGGCGGCGACGGCGGGGCGGGTGGTGGTGGCGGTGGCTCGCGCGACGCGGGCGGCGGCACGGTAACTGGTGGCGTGGGCGACGACGGCCACAACGGCGGCAACGGTGTCTCCACGGCGGGCGCAGACAGCGCGGGCGGTGGCGGGGGCGGCGCGAACGGCACGGGCAGCAATGGCACGACCGCGGGCGGCGGCACGGGTGGCGCCGGGGCCGAAGGCGACAGTAATGATTACGCGGGCGCGACGTTCGTCTACGGCAGCGGCGGCGGGGGGTCGGGCGTCGTCGTGGGCGGCGCGGGCGGGACAGGGGCCGGCACGGGCGGATCGGGCGCCAACGCCGCGGGCGGCAATGCGACGCTGTGCGGGGCCGGTGGCGGCGGCGGTGGCGGAACCGGCGCCGGCGGGAATGGCATGACGGGCTGCGTGGTCATCCGGTATCTCGGCACGCAGCGCGGCACCGGGTGCAGCGTCTCCAGCGGCGGCGGCTACACCATTCACATCTGCCTCACGTCGGACACGTTTGCGCCGTAAAGGACGACTCATGGCGACCACCGCAGTCAACTTTGTGCTCACCGTCAACCAGCAGCTCGCGCTCGAGGAGTATGCCGCTTCGCGGGGCCTGACGGCGACGCAGGTCCTCACGGCGGGCGGGATGTCCGAAGTCGCGATCGCAATGACGAAATGGGCGGATCGGCTGAACGTGCGGACCCAAGCCGCGTGGCGGACGGCCAACGATCCGCGCAACGTCAGCGGCGACGCGCAAATGACGACCATGCGCGAAGCGCTCGAAACGGTGGAAGCGGAACAGGCGGGAGGGTAAATGCCGAGACAGCGGTACTACACCCCGGACGGCCGCCAGGTGCCCGACCGGGACACGGATGAACGACAGCTCGATCAGTTCAATCGCTGGCTGGGGTCTCTGCCGCAGGTGCAGGAATGGAAGGCGCAGCGCGGCATGGTCGACACCGGGCGCGGGATCCGCATGTCCGATCGGCACCAGGCGGAATTTGAACGGTGGCTCGGCAGTCAAGGCATCCGCTTGCCGGACGGCATGCACATCGACGGCGCCGGGAACATCAACCAGCACAACACCTTGCTCCGCAACATCGGCATCGGGGCCGCGATCGGCGCGGGCGCGTACTTTGGCGGGCCGGCCCTGATGAGTGCCTTCAGTGGTGGCGGCGGTGGCGCGGCGGGTGGCGCGGCGGCCGGCGGCGCGGCGGGTGGCGGCGGCGCCGCAGCGGGCGGCACCGGACTCCTCGCCTCCACCGGATGGACGGCCCCGATGGCGGGCTATGCCGCTCCCGTGGCCTCCGGCCTGGTGCCCGGCGCGGCCGCAGCCGGAGGTGGCGCAGTGGCGGGCGGTGCCGGCATCTCTCCGGTGCTGGCCTCGAATGTGAGCCGCGGGCTGGGCCCGACGTTTGGCACGTCGGCGGCGGGCGGTGGCGCTGCGGCCGGCACGACCGCCGCAGGAAGTGCGACAGGAGGGGGAATGTTGTCATCGCCCTGGGTGATGCCGGCGCTCGAGGCCGCGGGCTTCGGGTTGAACGCGTGGTCGAATGCCCGCGAAGGCGACGCCAACCGCGAGCACAGTCTGGAGATTGAGCAGAGCCGCGACGCGCGGGAACGCGACCTCGCGCTGCTCGACACGTTGACCGAAGAAGGCGGCCGCGACCCGTACAGCCACGTCATGGCGCAGATGCAGGCGATGGCGCTACTGGACCGGATTATCAACGGCGGGCCGCGCACCGTGGCCGCCGGCACGCGCTATCAGCGGGAGACGCCCGGCGCCTACACGCCGGAGATGCGCTCCGCTGCCGGCACCATGCGCGATCAGATTGCCAGTGGACGCGCGGTCAACCCGACCGCGACCGATCCGAGCGCGCCACGGTTTACGGCGATCGATCTGCTCTCCGCCATCGGCAGTGATCCCTCGGCCGTAGCCGGCAACCTCGGTCCGGTGGGCGGCGCCCGGTCGACCACGTCGCCCTGGGGACGGCCGATCCC